AATGAAGGTATAAAACCAGCATTAAGTGTTGGTAACTTTCAATGGATTAATGGAGTAAAAGATTCTCAAGTAATTTTTTATCCAGATCCAAAAGGTAGATTTAATATTAGCTGGATCCCACCTTCAAACTTACAAAATAAAATTATATTAAAAAATGGAAGCAAATACCCTGGCAACGATTATATGGGCGCTTTTGGCTGCGACAGCTACGATATTAGCGGTACTGTAGACGGCAAAGGTTCAAAAGGCTCGCTACACGGTTTAACAAAATTTAGTATGGAAGATTGTCCACCAAACCAATTTTTCTTAGAATATATAGCTAGACCACAAACAGCTGATATATTTTTTGAAGATGTACTTATGGCTTTGGTGTTTTATGGTATGCCATTACTTGCAGAAAACAATAAACCAAGATTATTATACTATTTACGCAGACGCGGTTACAGAGGTTATAGTATGAATCGTCCTGATAAATCTTGGAACAAGTTATCAACAGCTGAAAAAGAAATAGGTGGTATACCTAATTCAAGTGAAGATATTAAACAAGCGCATGCAGCAGCAGTAGAGATGTATATACAAGGCCACGTTGGTCAAATGCAAACTGGCGATTACGGTAGCATGTACTTTAATAGAACATTAAATGATTGGAGTAAGTTTGATATAAACAAGCGTACAAAGTTTGATGCAACAATTAGTAGCGGTTTAGCTATTATGGCTTGCAATAGACATTTGTATGCTCCAAATCCAAATATAGAAAAACAAAAACTTAACATTAATATATCCAGATATACTAACACTGGTTATAATTCTAAAATAATAAAATAAATATATGGCAGAGTCTGTTATAAAAAGTTATTTTCCAAGTCAAGTTGTAAGCGATGCTGAAAAGTTAAGCTATGACTATGGATTAAAAGTTGCTAAAGCTATTGAAACTGAATGGTTTTACAATGATTATAACCAAACAAGATATACAACAAACAAAAATAATTATCATAATTTAAGATTATACGCTAGAGGCGAGCAGTCAATAAAAAAATATAAAGATGAATTATCTATTAATGGTGATTTATCTTATTTAAATTTAGACTGGACACCAGTACCTATTATACCTAAGTTTGTAGATATAGTTGTAAATGGTTTAGCCGAGCGTATGTACGATATAAAAGCATATTCTCAAGATCCATACGGTGTTAGTAAACGTACAGAGTACATGGAGTCTATTTTAAAAGACATTAAAACAAAAAACTTTGACGACTATGTAATGAACGAGTTTGGTGCTAATATACAAGCTAGTAAAATGCAAGAACTACCTGCTAATGAAGAAGAGCTAGCTTTGCACATGCAATTAAATTATAAACAGTCTGTAGAACTTGCTGAAGAACAAGCTATAAGAACTTTATTAGAAGGTAACAATTATGAATTAACAAAGAGAAGGTTTTATTATGATTTAACTGTTTTAGGTATTGGCGCTGTAAAAACAGATTTTAATACATCAGAGGGTTTAACTGTAAAATATGTTGATCCTGCAGATTTAGTTTATTCATATACAGAGTCACCTTATTTTGACGACTTATATTATGTTGGTGAAGTTAAAAAAATACCTGTAAATGAATTAGCAAAAGAGTTTCCGTTTTTAGAACAAGAAGATTTAGAAGATATAATTAAAAACAAAAATTATCATCAAACTAATTATGATCAAGGATCTACTCAATATAAAGAAATAGATAATAATAAAGTTCAAGTTTTATATTTTAATTATAAAACATATATGAACGAAGTTTATAAAGTAAAAGAAACTGGTAGTGGTGCTGAAAAAGCTATAGAAAAAGATGATACGTTTGACCCACCAGCAGAAAAAGAAGGTAACTTTGCAAGACTACAAAGAGCTATAGAAGTCATATACGAAGGTGCTATAATATTAGGTACTAACAAACTTTTAAAGTGGGAGATGGCTAAAAATATGGTTAGACCAAAAAGCGACTATAATAAAGTAAAAATGAATTACTCTATTGTAGCTCCACGTATGTATAAAGGTAGAATAGAAAGTTTAGTTAGACGTATAACTGGTTTTGCTGATATGATACAGCTTACACATTTAAAACTACAACAGGTGTTAGGGCGTATGGTACCAGATGGTGTTTATCTTGATGCTGATGGTTTAGCTGAAATAGATTTAGGTAATGGAACAAACTATAATCCGCAAGAAGCATTAAATATGTTTTTCCAAACAGGTTCTGTAATTGGTAGATCAATGACACAAGACGGTGATATGAATCCTGGCAAAGTACCAATACAAGAAATAACTAGTGGTAGTGGTGGTAATAAAATACAAGCTTTAATAGGTAACTATAATTATTACCTGCAAATGATAAGAGATACTACCGGGCTTAACGAAGCTAGAGACGGTAGTTTACCGGATAAAAACGCTTTAGTAGGTGTACAAAAACTAGCCGCAGCAAATAGTAATACAGCTACAAGGCATATATTACAGTCTGGTTTATTTTTAACAGCAGAAGTAGCTGAACTTTTATCATTAAGAATATCAGATGTTATTGAATATTCACCAACGAAAGATGCTTTTATTCATGCTATTGGTGTGCACAACGTTGCTACATTAGAAGAATTAAAAAGTTTATATTTATATGATTTTGGTATATTTATAGAATTAGCTCCTGATGAAGAAGAAAAAGCTTTGCTTGAAAATAATATACAAGTTGCTTTAGCTCAACAAAGTATAAATCTTGAAGATGCTATTGATATTAGAGAGATTAAAAATTTAAAATTAGCTAATCAGCTTTTAAAAATTAGAAGAATTAAAAAGCAAGAAACTGATCAAAGAATACAACAAGAGAATATACAAGCTCAAGCACAGGCTAATGCTCAAGCTCAACAAGCTGCTGCAGCTGCTGAAGTTCAAAAAAATCAAGCTTTAACAGAAACTAAAGCTGCTTTAGCTCAAATAGAAGCACAACTAGAACTTCAAAAAATGCAAGCAGAAAACGAGCTTAAAAAAGATATAATGGCAAAGCAGTTCGAATATGACATGCAGTTAAAAAATGTAGAAAGCGCAGGCATGCAGCGAAGAGAAAAGCAGAAAGAAGATCGTAAAGATGAAAGAACAAGAATACAAGCAACTCAACAAAGTGAGTTAATTGATCAAAGAAAAGGTGAGAAAGCACCTAAAAATTTTGAGCAAGCAGGTGATGATATACTAAGCGGGCTTAATTTACAAGGTGAAACCTTGATGTAAAAAATTATTAATTATTATTATATTATATTATGGCAAAAAAACAAAAAGAAACTGTAGCCGAAGAGGCTATTAAAGATAACGTTACTAAAGTTAAAGTTATCGAACAAGAAAAAAAAGAAGATGATAACATCATCAAAGTAGATTTAACAAAACCACCAAAAACAAAAGAAGATGCCGTTCCAGAGCAAAGCACAGATGAGGTTCCTGTACGCGACGAATCCGAAACTAGCGAAAAAGTACTCGAAGAAAACGTCGAAACAACAGATGAAAAACCTACCGGAGAAGAAGTCTCCGACACAGTTCAAGATGAAGCACCCGTTATTGAGGAAATAACAGATGAAGAAGTTCAAGAGCAAGCAGAAGAATTAGTTGAAGAAACTAAAGAAGCTATAACCGAAGCTCAAGAAACAGGTCAAGCTTTACCTGAAAACATACAAAAGCTTATGGACTTTATGGACGAGACTGGTGGTAGTGTTGAAGATTATGTTCGTCTTAATCAAGATTATACCTCTTACGATGATAACATGGTTTTAAGAGAGTATTATAAACAAACTAAAAAACATCTTAATGACGAAGAGATTAGTTTTTTAATGGAAGACTCGTTTTCATATAACGAAGAAGAAGACGATGAAAGAGATATAAAAAGAAAAAAATTAGCGTTAAAAGAGCAAGTTGCCAGCGCTAGAGCCTACTTAGACGGGCAAAAGTCTAAATACTATGAAGAAATTAAGGCTGGGTCAAAGTTGACTCAAGAACAACAAAAAGCTATTGATTTCTTTAATAGATACAACAAAGAATCAGAAGAGAATCAAAAAGTTGTAGAACAGCAAGCTAAAACTTTTAAATTAAAAACTGACAATTTATTTAATAAAAACTTTAAAGGTTTTGATTATAATGTTGGTGATAAAAGATATAGGTTTAATGTTAAAAATACAAATGAAGTAAAAGAAACTCAAAGCGACATTAATAATTTTGTCAAGAAGTTCTTGAACAAGAACAGTGAAATGGAAGATGCTGCGGGTTATCACAAATCTTTGTTTACAGCAATGAATGCTGATGCTGTTGCTAGACACTTCTACGAACAAGGTAAAGCTGATGCTTTAAAAGAAAGTATGGCTAAATCTAAAAACGTTGATATGAATCCAAGACAAGCTTTTGGTGAAGTTGAAGCTGGAGGTATGAAAGTAAGAGTATTAGGTGATAACTCTAATGATTTTAAGTTTAAAATTAGAAATAAAAAATAATAACAATTTAAAATTACAAAATTATGGCAATTACTGCAGGAAGTTCGTTGAATAGTGCGCCTACGCATAGGCAACAAACACTAGCAACAAACTATTTAGATTTCAACCAAGATATGGGTTGGGCTCAACAATACCTGCCAGACTTGATGGAAAAAGAAGCTGAGGTTTTCGGACCTAGAACAATTTCTGGTTTCCTTGCTCAAGTTGGTGCAGAAGAGGCTATGACATCTGATCAAGTTGTCTGGTCTGAACAATCAAGATTACACCTATCTTATTTAGGTAATATATCTGCTCACTCAGGTGGTACATCATCATCTGGTGAAATTACATTAGAAGCTGATATTGACGGAAACACTGACAACATCGCTACTCATGGTATTAGAGTTAACGATTTAATTATCGTTGCTAACAAGCTTGGTACAGCTAAATGTATCGTTAGAAAAGTAGAAGCATCTGGTGGAGTTATTGATGTAGCTCCTTATGGATTAGCTAACTTATCTACTTTAGAATTAACTACTTCAAAAGCTACTACTATATTAGTTTATGGTTCTGAATTTGATAAAGGTGAGCAGTACAGAAGTGCTACTGCTGAAGGTACACAAGCTTCTACAAGAGGTGCTAATGAGCCTTCTTTCAAAACTTTTGACAACAAGCCAATCATTATGAAAGATTACTACGAAGTATCAGGATCTGATTCTTCTAGAATTGGTTGGGTTGAAGTATCTGCTGAAAATGGTCAATCAGGTTACCTATGGTACTTAAAAGCTGAGGCTGACACAAGAGCTCGTTTCACTGACTACATTGAAATGGCTATGTTAGAATCAGAAGTTGGTGTACCAGGTACTGATGATACTGATGATTTCTTAGGAGCTGCTAGAGCAACTGCTGCAACTGGACAAGCTACAGGTACTCAAGGTTTATTCCAAGCTATCGAAGTTAGAGGTAACGTTACTAATGGTGTAACAGGTGTTAACCCAGCTACTGATTTAGCTGAGTTCGACGCAATACTTGCTGAGTTTGATAAGCAAGGTGCTATAGAAGAGTACATGATGTTTGTTAACAGATCAACTAGCTTAGCTATTGATGATATGTTAGCTTCAATGAACTCTTACGGAGCTGGTGGTACTTCTTACGGAGTATTTAACAACTCTGAAGATATGGCATTAAATTTAGGTTTCACTGGTTTCAGAAGAGGTTCTTATGACTTCTACAAGTCTGACTTTAGATACTTAAATGACAAAGCTACAAGAGGTGGTGTTAACGATGCTGCTGGTGCTGGATCTGCGATTAGAGGGGTTTTAATTCCTGCTGGTACTTCTTCAGTTTATGATCAAACTGTTGGTGCGAGTATGAAGCGTCCTTTCTTACACGTAAGATATAGAGCTTCACAAACTGATGACCGAAGATTAAAAACTTGGGTTACTGGTTCTGTTGGTGCTGCTACATCTGCATTAGACGTTATGCAACTACATTTCTTAACTGAAAGATGTTTAATCACTCAAGGTGCTAACAACTTTATGTTAATGAAGTAAACTATTTATTAAGGATCGAGGCTTCGGCCTCGACCCTTTATTTTATTAATTTTATTATATATTATATTATGGCAAAAAATCAAAAAACAGAAGTGGCTGTTGAAAAACCACAGGTTGTAGAACAACCGAAACCAAAAAAAGTTGAATCTGTAAAACCAAAATGGGAAATAAAAAACAGGTTATATTATTTGAAAGGTAGAAATAAACCTTTATCGTATATGTTAAAAAGTTCTGACATATATTATTTTGATGAAGAAAAAGGTTATGAAAGAGAGTTAAAGTATACAAAAAATCAAAGAACACCATTTGTTGATGAAATGACAGGTGATCAAAGATTAGAGCATATTATATTTAGAAATGGTGCTCTGTTTGTAGAAAAAGAAAAAACTACTTTACAAAAATTATTAGATTTACACCCATTTAAAGATAAAATATTTTATGAGCATAATGCGGTTGAAGAAGCTGCTAATGAAATAGAACTGCTAGAAATGGAGGCTGATGCAATATTAATGGCTAGACAAATAGATGTTGATTTAGCAGAAGCTATTATGCGAGTAGAAATTGGTTCTAAGGTATCAGAGATGAGTTCTAAAGAGCTTAAGCGTGATTTACTAGTATTTGCTAGAAACAACCCTGCTTTGTTCTTAGAATTAGCCGCTGATGACAATGTTCAGCTTAGAAACTTTGGTATTAAAGCTGTAGAACTTGGAATAATTGATTTATCTGACGATCAAAGAAACTTCCTATGGAGTTCTAACAAAAGAAAAATCATGACAGTTCCTTTTGACGAGCATCCATACACTGCTTTAGCGCATTGGTTTAAAACTGATGAAGGTATGGAAATATATGCAAATATAGAAAAAAGATTAAATAGTTAATCAAACTGTAGTGGTAGTCGCCCTACGGGGCGATTACAAACTACAATAAAAAAATATTATGGTAAACGTAAATACAGTGTATCAAACAGTTTTAGCTCTAGCTAACAAAGAGCAAAGAGGTTATATAACACCTCAAGAGTTTAATCTGTTTGCAAATCAAGCTCAAATGAGTATTTTTGAGCAATACTTTTACGATCTAAATCAATTTACTAGAGTACCAGGTAATGACACTAGTTACTCTGATATGGTAAACTTATTAGAAGAAAAAATAGCTGCTTTTGAAGTTTCAAACGTAAGTTACTCATCTAGCTCTTCACTTCCAGGAGACTTATACAAAATACAAACTGTTGTTTTTAATAACAAGCCAGTAGAATATGTTACACAAAAAGAGTTTTTAGAAATTAAAGATGTTCCGCTTTGTAAACCAACTGATAAAAAACCTGTGTATATAAAAAATGAAAATGGTATATCTATTTATGGTGATGCAGTAATAAACTCTGTAAGCTTAAATTATATTAGAAAACCAGTTCCTGCTAATTGGACTTATTTAGTAGTTAACGAAAAAGCTATATACAACGACACGGCTCTTGACCACAATCACTTTGAAATACACGCTTCAGAACAAACAGAACTTGTAAATAAAATATTAAGTTATGCTGGTATAACAATGAAAGATAATTCTTTATACCAAATTGGTGTAGCAGAAGATAATAAAAATATTCAACAACAAAAAGCATAAATAAATGGCATTACTAAATCAAACTCAAAGAGAATATTATCAAGGCGAAGATTATGGTAGCTATCAATTTAGCTCTTTACGAGATATTATAAATCAATTTATGGTTGCTTATGTTGGTGAGGGTAAAATTATAAGCAAAGCAAGTAAAACAGACGTTAGTTTTCATGCTCAAAGAGCAATGCAAGAATTATCGTTTGATACGTTTAAATCTATAAAATCTCAAGAAATAGAATTACCACCTTCTTTAACAATGATATTACCTCATGATTATGTTAACTATACTTGTTTAGCTTTTGTAGATAATGCTGGTATTAAACATAGATTATATCCAGTTAACAAAACTTCTAATCCATTTTCAATAGCACAGGAACCTGATGGTACTTATGAGTTTTCAGATGACGTAGAGTTGTTGTTAGGAAATAGTTTTGCAAGCGCTCAAGGTAGAATACATCCAAGATGGAAAAAAACACATTTAAGCAACGTTCAAAGAAATGGAAACAGTTCAGCACCGTCTGGTTATTTAGGTTTTGGTGGTGGTTTTAATATAGAATCAGATGCTACTTTAGAAGCGTTAAAATTTACTCACGTTTCACAACCTATAAATCCTGTTAATAATCTAGATCATGATGGTAGAGTTTTGTCTTGCTGGCAAAAACTTGACGTGTCTAATATGAGTACATTAAGAATATCTGGTACTGTAGATGTTTTTAACAATACGTCTACTCAAGCTACTGCCGATGCTGTTAGTCATAGTCAAAACGTACCTGATGGTAGAGTTATAATAGGTATTCAAACAACACCTGGTGTTAATAATACTAAAACAAAAGGTACACCACAGCAAATAAATAATAATCCAAATTTTATTAGTAAAAACACTATTGATCCAGATCTTGGTTTTATGGAATATACTTCAGACGGAACGCAACAATTAGATGTAGACGTTTCTAATCATAGTGTAGTTTATTTTATAATTAATAGTTATGTAGAGGTTAGTACATCTGAAACTCTTGCTGATGGTGTTATAGGAACAACTTTACCAACTCAACACACTTTTGTTAATACTATTTCAGAGGTTTCTGCTGTTAACGGTTTATCTACAGTAGATTTATTACCTAGAGATTTACAAACAAATGATTCTATAACTTGGGAAAGATATAAATCACACAAGCCAAATGATGATATGAATAGGTATGACGATGGTACTTATGATTTAGTTTCTGGCGAAAGATATGGTCTTGATCCTCAGTACGCTCAAATAAACGGATCTTTTTATATTGATAATTTAAAAGGTTTAATAAACTTTAGTTCTAATGTAGGTGGTAAAACAGTTATATTAGATTATATAAGTGACGGTTTAGGTACAGAAGAAGAAATGCAAGTACATAAATTTGCACAAGAAGCGTTATACATGCATATAATGTATGCTATTTTATCTACAAGAGCTAATATACCAGAATATATAGTTAGAAGATATAAAAAAGAAAAGTTTGCTGCTACTAGAAAAGCAAAGCTAAGACTATCAAATATTAAATTAGAAGAAATAACACAAGTACTTAGAGGAAAATCTAAGTGGATAAAACACTAATATATGCCGGAGATTAAAAACACTTTTACTCAAGGTAAGATGAATAAAGACCTTGATGAAAGACTTATACCTAATGGTCAGTATAGAGAAGCTCTTAATGTTAAGGTTTCTGTATCAGATGAATCTGATGTTGGTACAGTTCAGAATATATTAGGTAATGAGCGTTTAGATAGTATAATTCCAGCAGGTTTTAAATGTATAGGTAGTATATCTAATGAAAAAACAAATAAACTTTATTGGTTTGTTACAAAACCTAATTTAATAGATGCTATAGTTCAATATGATTTAGAAAATAGTAATGTTGAGTTAGTTTTAGTAGACACAAAACAAGATACTTTAAAGTTTACAGAAAAGATAATAACTGGTATAAATATTATAGATAACTTATTATTTTTTACAGACGGTTATAATGAGCCTAAAAAAATAAACATAGACTCTTGTATAGCTGGAACAACAACTACAGATCTTAATTTAGCAACTCACACTGAGTTAATTGTTGATGGTGATAATAAAGGTGATATAAACGAAAGTCACATTACAGTTATACGTAAAAATCCTAAATCTCAACTTGACGTAATAATAAACAAACCTACCGGGCAAACGTCAACTAAATTATTCGAAAAAATATTCCCAAGATTTTCTTACAGATATAAATACCAAGACGGTGAATACTCTGCTTTTGGTCCTTTTACAGATGTTGTTTTTAATGCTCTGTATAACGAAGACTATAGTCAAGACGATGCTTATTCTTCTGTAGAGTCTTATAATACCGCTATGGTAAATAATATAAAGTCTGTAGAATTAAAAAATTTCGTAACAAGTCATACACCTAAAGACGTTGTTCAAATAGAAATACTTTATAAACAAGAAGGTAGCAATGTTGTTTTTTCTATAAAAAAAATAAACTATGATACTGATCCATCATCTGATTGGACTAACAACTCTTGTCTTATAGAATCAGAGAGTATATATTCTGCAATACCTGAAAATCAAATATTAAGAGTTTTTGATGCTGTTCCTACTAAAGCATTAGCACAAGAAATAACAGGTAATAGATTAATTTATGGTAATTATACACAAGGACACAGCTTGTTAAATCCTTTTGGTAATACTACTACAGCTGACTTTTTCAAAGCAGATTATGGTGTTAGAAATATAAAAAAATCTTTTAACGATGGTGGTATACAGTCTGTAAAATCACAAAGAAAATATCAAGTTGGTTTTGTTTTAGGTGATAAGTATGGAAGAGAAACACCTGTGTTTACTTCTGACGATGGTTTTGTAGAGATACCTTGGTATAATTATGAAAAATCTGATATTGGCTTATCTGCTAGTCAAACGTTACAAATAACAGCAAGATCTGGTTTAGGTATAACTTCACCACAAGCAGCACCTCCTCATTGGGCAGAATATTATAAGTATTATATAAAAGAAACTTCTAGTGAGTACTATAATCTAATAATGGACAAGGCTTACATACCTTCAAGATTAAATGTTTTTGATAATGAAGAAGATCATGTTTGGATTACTTTTCCATCGTCTGATAGAAATAAAGTTTCAGAAGAAGATTATTTAATACTAAAAAAATTAGTTGGTGGTAACGAAGAGCAAGTAAGTTTAGAAAATAAATTTAAAATATTAGCTATAGATAATGAAGCGCCTGATCAAATAAAATTTGATTATTTATCTTTAGGTTTAGCAACTCAAAACACAGCAGGTGTTACTAGTTTTTTAACTAACTCTACTAGTGGTTTAATGAGAGACGCTACGTATAGAATAGATCAAGAAACAGATATGGTTTATGTCAGAAGAGACGCTTGGATTAATGATTGCGCTGGTGGTTCTTTAACAGATGATGGTGATAATGAAAACATGTACGTTAACAATATGTATATGTCTTTTGAAAACCGTGTTGACAATGTAGAAACTTCAGAAAAATATAAAGTAGTTTCTATACTTTTTGTTAACGATAATTATCAAGTTAAACTTAATAGAAAAATAACACTAAAAGACGCTCAACTAGCTGATGTAAACGGTGTAGCAAATGATACGACTAACGGTTTAAAAGCTGATTTAGTTTTAAAGTTTGAAAGAAAAGAACAAAAAGATTTAGATGAGTTTTCAGGTAAATTTTTTGTAAAAATAGTAGCTAGTAGAGCTGCTGTAAACAATATTGAATATAACGCACAACCAGATTTAACTTCTCAATTTATAGTTAGTATTAAAAAACCTATAAGGTGGTATGTTGAAAGTGCTGATGGTGGAAGTAATCCAACTACTGGTTTGATAAACGGTAGTTATCCAACACTTAGCACAGCTAATAAATTAGACGTTATAAACGGTGGTGCTACTTTAACAAATACAGAAGTTGCTTGGGCTTCAGTAATGACACAAAACTCAGGCTACGCTGGTTCTAATTATGACGGTGATTCAAGAACATTTTTTATAGATAACGCTTATTTTGTAGCTGGCCAGATAGATGACAATAACTATGCTAGACAGTCTGGGCAAACTTATAGAGGTTCAGGTGTACAGTATTATCCAGAGCCTGTTTGGGACGGAAGTGATCCTGCTAGAGGTTGGACAACTAATGCAGGATCATTTTATTATAACACATCTACTTCAACAGGATACGTTTTTGATACAAAACCTTTATATTATAATCTTCAAGTTGGAAGTACGGGTGAAATAGTTGTTAATAAAGATATTAATGGTCTAGAAGGTTATGTGCAAACTACAGGGCCAAGTCATACTGCTAGTGATCATGAAGGATATAGAGTTTGGTTAAAAGGTAAAATACAAGATCGTTTTGATTTTGATTATACAGTATATAGTCAACAAGACGGTAAACACTATTTACACTTATCATTTTTAGGTCCTGGTGTTGATTTACATAGCGGCTTTGCACCTCTTGGTATAACAACAACCTCGCCTTTAGTAGGGCCTGGAAGTATTGCTGATAATTTACAAGGTATATGGGGTGGTGGTTATTTTTCTGAAAACGGAAAAACATTATTTATGGAAGGTAACTATGATGCTAATGGAGATGCTTTGTTTGATCCACCAGCACCTGGTGTTGGTCAAGGTTATGATAATTTTTATAAAGATCAACACGAAAATCAATGGAACCCAGCTTATCCTGAAAGTGAAGACACAGATGGTGCTATAAGAGATTTTGTAAATAATTTAAAAAAGAATAGTAAGTTTAAATTTTCAAACGATACTAACGATACTGTAATAACAATAGTAAGTGATGTTCAAACAAAAAAATTATACAACCATACCCCTTGGAGAGCTTATAAAGCTTGGGATGGTGTATCTACTAATAACAACGGTACAAACGTAGTTTCTGCTAATATAGTACTTGGTGGTAATAGTGTTGAAGAAGCTGCTGTTGCTTGGGTTCAAGATACTAGTGATCCCGTAAAGCTTACTACGTTAAAAAATAGAATAGAAAACTTTGGTAAAAGAAATAATAGAAGAATATGTTATATATTTGAAATAGATCAAGATATAACTAGTTTGTTAGGTGATACTAATCTTCTTGATGCTAATGGAGACGGAAGCAGTCCTTTAGTAGATATAGAATTTTTATCAAAAGATCCAAATATATTAACTGGTAAACTTAGAGATGTAGCAGCTATATGGGAAACAGAACCAAAAATTGATGAAGGTTTAGATATATACTACGAAGCTAGCTCAGCATATCCTTTTGTAGTAAATGAAGATACTAACGAGCTTTTAGCACCTGTTGGTTCTAGAGTTGAAATATTAAATTTAGAAGAAGCTAGAGTTGGTGAAGTAATTGTAGATGAAGATATATTTGTTCAAGAGTGGTTAACTGGCACTAAAGTTTCTTTAACTAGTGGCTTTAACGTAAGAGATGCTAGTGGATCTACTATTGATTACGATGGTAAACAAATTAGGTTTTATAAAGATGATGGAAGTTTTGTAACTTTAAGAATTAAACCTACTCCAAATTTTCAAAGTAATACAGTTGCGATTTTTGATGTTGATCCTACTATAGATGCTAGCTTAGAACAAGGTTTAAGCTGGAATAATTGTTTTTCATTTGGTAATGGTATAGAGTCTAATAGAATAAGAGATGATTTTAACGCGCCACAAATTACTAACGGTGTTAAAGCTTCTATAACGTTAGAACAAGATTATAAAGAAGAACATAGAAAAAGTGGTTTAATATTTTCTGGTATTTACAACTCAACATCAAGCGTAAATAATCTTAATCAATTTATACAGGCTGAAAAAATAACTAAAGATTTAAACCCTACATACGGTAGTATACAGAAATTATTTCAAAGAAGAATTAGTTTAGTTGCTTTCTGTGAAGATAGAGTTGTTAGTATAACTTCTAATAAAGACTCTCTTTTTAACGCAGACGGTAATCCTCAGCTTATATCTTCAACAAACGTTTTAGGTGATGCAACACCTTTTGTTGGTGATTATGGTATAAGTAAAAACCCTGAATCATTTGCTAAAGAAAGTTATAGAGCTTATTTTACAGACAAACAAAGAGGTGCTGTTCTAAGATTATCAATGGATGGTTTGACGCCTATATCTGAAGCTGGTATGGCTGACTTCTTTAGAGATAATTTAAAACTTACAGATCAATTAATAGGTAGTTATGATAATTATAATAAGTATTATAACTTAACAATAAGTGATAGATTACCTACTCCTAATTTAATTTCAAACGGTACTATTACTGATGGTACTCAATCGGTGCTAGCCACAAACGCTAACCGTATATTAAACGGTAGTGTTAACGGTACTACGCTTCAATTTCCAACTATAGATATGTCTGTAGATAATGTAACTGATAATTCTACTTTAGACAGTCAAGCTATTATAGCTAATTTTGCTGAAATACCACAATACAGTATAGTGCCAGAAACTTTTACAGTTATACCACCTACACAAAGTACTTTTTTAACTTTTAGTACCACTAGTTTTAATTTAATTTCTGCTAGCTTTACAGATCCAACTCAAAATCCTTTCTATGGAACTGGAACTGGTAATCATGTACATAGAACATATCACATATATAGAAACTATACTAGTAATTACGTAAGTAACGGTGTTCAACAAGGAAACCTTGGTAATTCTGTTAGTACTTTTCCAACGCCAGGTTATGGAGGTTTCGGCCCTTATAACTATAATTCTAAAAGTGCTAATTGGTATACAGGGCTTAGTCCACAGTTTCCTACCCAAAACGTAGGAGCAAGTGAGGATATTTTTTGGAATCATACTTCTGATTTATACAATAGTCAAACACCGCCAGGTAATGAAGCACCGTTTGGCGTAACTTCTTCTAATGATAATCCTTGGTTTAATACAGACGACGGAGATAATCATGGTCTTGGCGCTTGTTTTGACAGTACAGACGTTGGTGGTCAAGCGATAATACTACCTGGTGTTCACATACCAGACGGAGGAACACCAAACACTTCAACACTTACTCAAGCTGTTAAAGATAAATATCCTGCAGCTACGGATTTAACAATATTTAATGGTGAAGAAATTAAAATTACATTTTATTTTAGAAATGGTTATAACGAAGCTTCTGGAAGTACAGACAATGATAGATCTATTTATCTAGAACTTATTGATGGTAGCTCAGGTACGTTTAATACTGACGGTGTTTACACGGGTTATACAGCTTTAAGTGATAGTAATGTTTGGGACACAACAACTGGTAGTGGATTTACTGACACTAATTTCTCAACAACACACGGTAGTCCTGGTTCTAGTACTTATGAAGTTGGTTATGCAGATGGTTCAGCAAGTTATAATTTTCCTGTAATAAGCAATAACAACAATGTGTTTCATGAAATATTTTTTAAATTTACTGACGGTACAGAAGACGAAAGTATAGTTATTGATAATTTACAAGTGCTTCTTAGACCAAATAGTACTGATAATAATCATACTGATTTGTATGGTGCTATTTCTAGTGTAAGTATTACAAAAGTTCATAGAGTAACCGATGTTGATACTTTTACTTCAGGTTCTACAACTGCTAACGGTGATGGAATACCTTCGCAAACAATACCTGCTTTTGCAACTGTTAGGCATGGAGTTGATAATTGGGACGAAGCTTCTACTTATATTACTCCGCAAAGTATAGCTACTTATGGAAATACTTTTTGGCCTCCTGCAACTATTACTGAAACTGTAACTCACAATGGTAATGTTATTAACATAAACTACGAAGCGCCTCCCGGTACAGTTGCTGATGTTTCTGGTTATGGTTTAACTACTTTAGGCCCTACAGATAATGGAACTGTTGTTTACAACGATGGAACTGGTGGTGCTGGTATGTACGGTACTTATACTACACCTGTATATACGTCAAATAATTATGGTGGTACTTCAGATTATAATTTTGTATTTGGTCAAAACCCACCATCACCTAGTTATCATGGAACTTCATTAATTAATGACGAAATAAAAACTAATATAAGTGGTAATAGTATAGTAGAACAAGTGCATTATGATTTTATAGAAGATAATTGGTATGTAATAGATTTATTATATACTGGCGGTGTTTTTAGTTCTGGTACACCTGCTATTGAATTAAAACTACCTGTTGATCAAGTAAACGGTGTACAAGCCGTGTTTACACCTCAACAAGTTGATGATTTTTATTCTACAACAACAAACATTTACAGATGTTTATTTCAAGCTACAGCTGCAAATGGTTGGAATGCTTCAACTTCTGATTATATAAGAATAGAAACTACTGATGCAGAAATTACTATTACAGACATATATGTAGCAGATATTACACAAAGCTATCAAGGTGGTACTGCGCCTAACTGGAATATAAATGGTATTACTCAACCTGTAAATTACTTTAGTGTACCAGAAATTTATGTTGACAATACAGATGGGTTTGTGTTTACAGAAAATTCTACATCAGCACAAAACGTTAGACAATTATTACCTAATTTACCACAAACTACTGACGGTTATATATTAGAGTTTGAAATAAAAAACAATGCGCTTCATACTCAAATCAATGGTAATAATTCTTATGGTGAATTTAAAGTTACTGTTAGTAATGGTACTAGTAATTTTAGAGCTGAATTAGATGCTGGTGGTTCTAGTAACAATGGTATATGGACAATAGAAGCTAAGTTAGGTACTGTTGGAACTAATAATATATCTCAAAACGGTGTAGTAGTAGGTAGCACTATAGTAGCTGCACAGCCAGCGTTTAGTGGTATAGAGTTTACTCAATTACCAAATCCAAATAAAATAATGGTAGGTAGTGTTGATAATATTAGCTTAATAGATAAAACAAATTACTTTTTAAGCGGTGGATCAGTTGATAGCTTTGCAATAACAGGTTTCGATCCTCTTTTCAACGATTATATTGACTTTAACGTTGTACCTGGTAGTGTACCACCTAATGGACAAATTTCTTTTAACAATGCGCCTAGATTAGCACCTAGAGTTCAAATTGAACAACTTATAAGTGGTAATTTAAACACTGGTAACACTTACAAATTACAGTTTAATCATCTTTCTGTTAGTGGAGATATAAAAGGTTATTATTTTAATAACGCTGGAGAAGGTTTTAGATTTACAGTACCTGCAGGAGATGGTACTTATACTATGAATCATGAAATTGGTGATCATACTATTGACAATGCTGCTAACGAGCTTAGCAATACTTTTGTTATATATGCAGATGACGATGTTGAGTCTAGCGGTATTATAGATAATATTTTATTACAACAAGTTTTTACAGGTTTAGAAACAAAAACAGTTAGTTATAGTGAAAAAGTTAGAGGTTGGGTAAGTTTTAAATCATTTGTGTTAGAGCAAGGTACTAGTTTAGCAAATAATTATTATACTTTTTATGAAGGTGGTTTATATTTGCATAATTCAGAAAATGAACCAAGAAATAATTTTTACGGTATACAGTATAATTCTTCTATAACAGCTGTTTTAAACGATTCACCATCTGTTGTCAAATATTTCAACACGTTAAACTACGAGGGTAGTCAATCAGAAGTAGTTGCAGGAAATATTAATTCTGGCTTTGAAGTTTATAACGAAAATGCTAAAGATGGTTGGCTTGTAGATTATATACAAACTGATAAACAAAGAGGTAGTGTAAAAGAGTTTATAGAGAAAGAAGGTAAGTGGTTTAATTATATAAAAGGAGACGATACAGATTTAGATACAGGTTCTTTAAGCTTTCAAGGTCTTGGTGTTGTTAAAAACGTAACAGTATAAATATGGAAAAAATAATTAATTCAGTTCAAATAAATCAAAAAGATTTATCAACTTTATCAGAAGTTAGAAACTTAAAAGTTAGCGGTGATGTAGGATCTGTTTTTAATTTAAATGTTATTAAAGTAAACGGTACAAACAAAGAAAGCTATTATGATTTTAATTCAAAAACTTTTACAGATGAATTTACTTCAAAAAATAATTTAAACGTTAGTTTAAACACGCTAAGTACTATAATACCTATAAAATTTGCTGCTGATACTAACGGTGAAACTTATAAAATTTTAGTTTTAGCTTCAGAAGTTGATAATACTAGTTTTTCAAATGGCTCGCGTGTAAATGTAAAAGAAATAACCCAAGTAGGAACTACAACAGTGTCTATTGAAGTTGATAATGGTAAAAATAAAGTAGCTAGTAATGCTAATAAATATACCGCTGATCCACCTGCTTCTGCAGTAACATCTACAGGATCTACAACAAGCACTAGTTCTGTAAACGCGCCAGTTACTTTTGTTTTAACAAACGCAAATAACGATACACATGGTCTTGGCTTACGTTTACCTACAGATATTCCAAGTGGTAGTGTTACGCCTGCTGGTTATTTAACGGCTGCACAAACAGTTTTTTCAATACCTGACACGTATTTTTATTCTGCTATAGTGCGAAATGCTTCAGGTTCTACGAGTAGTTCAACTACAGTAACACTTACTAGTGTTGAAAATTTAGCTATTGGTATGCAAGTTGGTTATTATGGTAGCAGTGTTCTTGCTTCTTATCCAACAATTACAGCAATAAACGGTAACGTAGTAACTCTTTCATCTGCTTTGTCAATTAGTGATGGTGATGGTGTACAGTTTAGAGCTTATGGTCCACAGTTAATTAGAACTTGTTTTGGATATACAGTAGAATTTAAAAACTTTATAGCTACTGGTGATAATTTATTTACAACTGTTAGAACAACTACAGAATTACCAGCTTCTTCTGGTTCGGTAACTATACCAGTTAACGGTACTAGAGGTATTAGCGTTGGTGCTAGATTTTTTGGTTTAAATGTAAACGAAAATAGCAATAACAACGTAATACAGATTGTTAGTTCTTCAGAAGACGCAGGAAGTATAACTATAGAAGATTTTGCAGGTAACGTAGATGATATTGTAGCGTTAAACGTTACGGCTGGTTCAGAGTTACTTATAAGTGGTAGTAATAGAGTTGTAACAGTAACAGGTACTGTTGTTATAAAAAGTTACCCTGAATCAGATTTTAAAGTAAAATTAGATTTAAACAAGTTTATCACTCACGGAAGCGCATCTTAAAAAATAAATTATGACAATAGAGTTTGAAAAAGAAATAGAAAATATATCGTTGCAAATTGGCGATGTAGCTTATGTAGTTACACCAACTACTAATGGTTACACTAATACACCTTCAAAAATAGGTGAAATTACAGCTATAAACAAATTTTCAATTGAAGTAACTAACACTTCAAGTACGCCAGTAGCTACTGATGACTTTATTATGTTTTCTAAAAACAATGTTGTTAACAATAGTAGTTTATTAGGTTATTATGCTGAAGTAAAGTTGTCAAATGATTCTACTGAAAAAGCAGAATTATTTGCTCTAGGATCTGAAGTAGTGCAAAGTAGTAAATAATATATAAAAAATGTAACTATAAAATATATGAAAAACGAGAAAAAAAGTCCTGCAAAATTTTTTGGTATAGGTAAGCTTGTATCTGGTATAGCCGCTAAAGTATCTGCTGCTGGCGGAGGTTTAACTGGTATAAAAGCTTTGGCTATGGCTAATCCTTTAGCAACTGCCGCTGTAATAGCTGGTGGTGCTTATCTATATAGTAAACATAAAAAGAAAAAAGCAAAAGAAAAAAGACAGCAAGGCTTATTGTCAGATGCTCAGGCAGATTTTAACGAAAGACTAAAGCAATATGAAAACTTAGATTTTAAACCTATAGATATTGATGCTTTAAAACAAGAAAATTTACTAGAAGATCTTGAAATTGATGCTTCAGCTGTAGAAGCTTCGCAAAGAGCTTTTGCACAATCACAAGCAAACATATTACAAAGCTTAAGAGGTGTAGGTGGTAGCACTGGGGCTGCTAGTTTAGCTACAGCTTTAAGTGGTCAAGCAGCAGATCAAGCTGAAAAAATGAGGTTAAGTATTGCTGAGCAGATAAATGCTAATAGAAAATTAGCGTTACAAGAACAGTCTAGATTAAATAATATACAAAAAGAATTACAATTGGCTAATATGGAAGGTGCTAGACAATTTGAAATAGATCAATTAACTACTTTAATGGGTGTTGATGCTCAAAAAATAGCTGGTATTAGAGGTGATATTGCAGCGCAACAAGAAAGAAGAGGTCAAATATTTGGAGCAGTTGGAAGTATAATTGGAAGCGGAATAGGTAGCGGTGAAAAAGATCCATTTGGACTTGGTAATCTACCTAGCCTGCTAAAATTACCTAAAGACGACGGAACTTTAAGCGGTGGAGAAGAACTTTCACCAGGTATGAGTTAAAAAAAATAAAACATGGCAAACGGAAGAATAATAGAAGCTGCACAAGCAGCGTTTACAAAACCAAAAATAGATATATCTGGTTATGTTGGTGGCTTAACTGCTATTGCTGCTGGTATGATACAAAGAAATAAGTTTCTTGAAGAAAGAAGAAAAGCAGTTGATCAATTAGAAATAGATACTAATGATGATAACTTTAAAGCTATTTTTAATGATACAAAAACTAAAATATATAATGGTGAGATTGATTTTGAAGATGGAGTTAAGCAGTTAAAACAAATGTCTGATGTAGCAAACAAAGTTGTTCCTGAGCTTAGAAATCAAATTGAACAACTTCAATTAAAAG